AATGTTGGTATAAATATTAATCCTAAAGGAACAGGAGTTCTTAAATCAGGATCTGGTGCAGTTAAAATTGCAGGACTTGAGACTATGTGGGTTCCAGCTTCAGCAATGTATCCAACAACAACAAATGGTGCTGACCCTCAACAAGTTCAAACAACAGCAACAAGACCTGATATGAAAGTATTAGATTTTGACCCAAGTACAGACCAGTTTGCACAATTTTCAGTAGCTTTTCCTAAATCATGGAATGAAGGCACAGTAACTTATCGAATTTTTTGGACTCCAAGCACTGCTAATAATGCAAACTGTGTATATTTATTAGCTGGTGTAGCAGTTGGTAATGCTGATACTATTGATGTTGCTTTTGGAACACCAGTAGGAGTTACAGACAATTCTGGTGGAGTAGTAAAAGAGCAAAGAGTTACAGATTTAAGTGGTGCCTTAACAATTGCCGGTTCTCCAGCAGTTGATCAACAAACTTATTTTCAATTACAAAGAAATGCATCCACAGGTGCAGATAATTTTACAGGTGATGCTAGAGTTCTTGGTATTAAAATATTCTTTACTACTGACGCTGCTAACGACGCATAAGGAATTTAGATATGAGAGATTTAAAAAATAAACTTACTTCAGGTAAGAACACAAAAAATATACAATCAAGAAGAGGTAAATCTTTTGGTTATCAAGTCCTAGGATTTGGTGCTGGAGGAGCAAAAACTGTTATATCATTACAATATTTAGTAATCGCTGGTGGTGGATGTGGTGGTGCAGCTTTTAACTCTCGTTCAGCAGGTGGTGGCGGAGCTGGTGGACATCTATCGGCTTCAGGTTATGAATTATTTGCAGGTGATCCCTACACAGTTACAGTAGGGGCAGGTGGTGCCGGTTCAGCAGGAAGTGGCGCTTCTCCTCTTGGAGGAGGTAATTCAGTTTTAGCTACTATTGAATCTACTACTGGAGGAAGAGGTGGTTTTGCTTCTTTTAATCCTTTAGCAGGAAATGGTGGTTCTGGTGGTGGTCAAGCAGATAACAACATTGGAACAGGTATTTCCGGACAAGGATTTGGTGGTGGAGCTGGTAATGCAAACACCGGAGCTGGTGGTGGAGGTGGAGCAGGTGGTGTCGGTTCAGCTGGTAACCCATCTTCTAATCCTTCCGTAGGTGGTAATGGTGGACCAGGTAAAGATAATTCTATAACAGGATCTGCAGTTACAAGAGCTGGCGGCGGTGGCGGTGCACAAGGTGGTGTAGCAAATGGTGGCGGTGGTACTGGAGGACCCGGTGGTAATGGAGCTCCCGCACAGGGATCAGCTGGAGCAGCTAATCTTGGAGCCGGCGGTGGCGGCGGTAGTAGTGATGGACCTGGTGGTGGACCTAACCAAGGAGGAAACGGTGGTTCTGGAATAGTTATTATAAAATATTCAGACGCACTTACTATTTCAAATCCAGGTGGAGGTTTAACTATTTCAACCCCAGGTGCAGGAGGTGGATTTAAAATTTCATCTATTACTGCTGGAACGGGTTTAGTACAATGGAATTAAATAATATATAATATGGCACATTACGCATTTTTAGATGAAAATAATATAGTAACCGAAGTTATCGTTGGTAAGGAAGAAAATGAAAACGGTATTGATTGGGAGCAACACTATGGTAATTTTCGTAAACAAACTTGTAAAAGAACTTCATACAATACATTTCATGGAGAACATAGATTAGGTGGTACACCTTTTAGATTAAACTATGCAGGAGCAAGTTTTACTTATGATGAAACACTAGATGGTTTTATAGAACCTAAACCATTTGATTCTTGGGTATTAGATGAATCAAAAGGTAAATATAATTCTCCTGTTGCTTATCCTGAAACTTATACACAAAACCTTACTGATCCGGAAACCGATCAACCTGTTTCTGATTTATATCTATGGGACGAAAATACAACATCTTGGACTTTACAAACTGATTAAAATACTCTAATAGAGTATTAATGAAAGAAGTAAGAATTAGTGGTATAATTAGAAAAATGAAAGAAGCACAAATTGTTGGAATATTTCCAACACCTGTTTATACATCTGAACTAGGTAGAAAATTAACATCATTAGAATTAAAATTTGTAGAAAAAAATAAAAAAATATTTATAAAAAATTCAGGTAATACCACATCTGCTAATAATTATATTTTAAATGAAAAACCATTTAAAAAATTAAAAAAAGAATTAGAGCTAAGAGTAAAAGATTATTTTGAAAAAATAATATCATCTAAAAATAATATTGAACCTTACATTACACAGTCTTGGGTGAACTATACTGAAAAAGATCAGTATCATCATAAACACTCGCATTCTAATTCAATTATATCGGGAGTGTTTTATATTAATTCTGATAAATCATTAGATAAAATTACATTTTTTAATGAAACACATAAAACTATAAAACCTGAAGTTAAAAATTTTAATTTATTTAATTCTGAATCATGGTGGTTTCCAGTAACAACAGGAAATATTTTTTTGTTTCCATCTTCTTTAACCCATATGGTTGAAACTAAACAAGGCGAGAATACTAGAATAAGTTTATCTTTTAATGTTTTTATTAAAGGAACTGTTGGTAGTAATCATGATCTAACAGAACTTATATTAGATTAATTATGAAAAAAAATTTAGATTTTTATGTAAAAAGAATACCTAAATTTTTAAATAAAAACATTTGTAATAAAACTATAAAAGAAATTAAAAAATTACAATGGAAACAACATACATTTTATAATGTAAATACTGACAAGGTTAAAAATATTTCTGGAAAACAAGAATTAGATGTATCAACAAATACGCATAATGACGGTATAGATTCAAAAATTATTATGGGAAAATTATGGTCAGCAATTGATAGTTATATAAAAGATTATAAATTTAATTGGTTTAATAGTTGGCAAGGTTATTCAAAGATAAGATTTAATCGTTATTCAAAAAATAAAAAAATGGCAGAACATTGTGATCACATACATTCATTGTTTGATGGTCAAGTAAAAGGTGTACCTATTTTAAGTATTGTTGGAGTTTTAAATGAAAACTACGAAGGAGGGGAATTTGTAATGTTTAAAAATAAAAAAATTAAACTTTTGACAGGAGACTTATTAATCTTTCCTTCTAATTTTTTATACCCTCATAGAGTAGATCCAGTAAAAAAAGGAACAAGGTATTCATATGTTTCTTGGGTGTATTAAACAATTAATATATGCAAACTTTAATAATTGATAATTTTTTATCAAAAAAAGAATGTGAGTTTTTGATTAAGTTTTACAAATCAAATGAAAAAAAATCTTTTCTTTTTCGTGATGTTTACCCTCTTAAACTAAATAAAAATAATCCTAAAATTAATTTTTTAGTAGAAAAACTTCAAGAAACTTCAAAGTTATTTCATTGTCAAATTGATTGGTTTGAATTAGTGAAGTGGCCTGTAAATTCTAAACAAAATTTACATTTTGATTTAACAAGTAGTGAGACAACTCTAGCTTCAATAGTTTATTTAAATGAAGATTTTGAAGGTGGTGAAACTTATTATGAAGATACCACAACTATTAAACCTGTTTTAGGTAGGGGTTTATTTTTTAATGGTGTTTTTTATAAACATGGTGTAAACAAAGTTAAAAAAAATACAAGGTACGTTGTAGCAACTTGGTATAAAAATTCATAGTTTTTTAGATTATAGGCTTTTTTAAGTTATTGCTACCAAGTGGTTTAATATGGTATAAGGTCTTGTAAAATAGGATTAATATGCTACAAAAATTAGGATTTGCTCCAGGATTTAATCAACAAGTTACTGAACTAGGTGCCGAAGGGCAATGGTTTGATGGCAATAACGTTAGATTTAGATATGGCTCTGCAGAAAAAATAGGCGGTTGGTCACAATTAGGTGAAAATAGATTAACTGGTGCCGGAAGAGCTATCCATCATTGGGATGATAACTCAGGTATTAAGTATGCTGCAATTGGAACTAACAAAATTCTATACGTATATTCCGGTGATATTTATTATGATATTCATCCTATTAGAGTTACCTTAACAGGAGCAAAATTTACAAGTACAAGTTCTTCAAAAACAATTACAGTAACATGCACTGGATCACATGGTTTATTTGAAGATGATATTGTTATGTTTGATAATGTGACAGGGGTACCTGCTGCATCTACTTATAATAATGCAACATTTGAAGACATAAAGTATATGGTCACGTCTGTACCAAGCACGACAACTTTTACAATTACAATGGAAGCTCAAGAATCAGGAACACCTTTGACTACAGGTGATGGCAACAGCACTTCTATTCTTTGTTATGAATCAGTAGGGCCTTCACAACAACTTGGTGGATTTGGATGGGGTGCAGGTTTATTTGGCGGTACAGCTATTGGTCCTGCAACTACAACTTTGGCATCTACTATTAATGATACTGTGACTGATATTCCTTTAACAAACTCAGCAGCTTTTCCTTCATCAGGAGAAATTAGAATAGGGACCGAGGACATAAGTTTTACAAATAATAATACTGCAACCAATACATTAAGTGGGGGAGCAAGAGAAGTTAATGGAACTTCTAAAGCTGCTCACAGTGGTGGTGTTACAGTTACAAATATTTCTAGTTTTTCTGGTTGGGGTGATCCAGCTTCTTCTGACTTTACAATTGATCCTGGTTTATGGGTACTTGATAATTTTGGTACAAAATTAATTGCACTTATTTATAATGGTAAATGTTTTGAATGGGACGCTTCAGCTCCTGGTGCAACATCAAATAGAGCAACTGTTTTAGCAAACGCACCAACAGCATCACGTCATGTGTTAGTGTCAACTCCTGATAGACACTTAGTATTCTTTGGAACAGAGTCTACAGTTGGAGATCCAACAACTCAGGATGATATGTTTATTAGATTCTCGGACCAAGAAAATATTGATGGCACAGACGCTTACACAGTTAGAGCAGAAAATACCGCAGGCACACAAAGACTTGCTGATGGTTCTAAAATTATGGGGGCTATTAAAGGTAGAGATGCAATTTATGTTTGGACCGATACGGCATTGTTTTTAATGAGATTCGTGGGACAACCTTTTACTTTCTCCTTTGAACAGGCAGGGACTAACTGTGGATTGTTTGGTAAAAATGCTTGTATTGAAGTTAATGGTTCTGCATATTGGATGTCAGAAAATGGTTTCTTTACATACGATGG